TTAATCTTGGTTTGTAAACCCTCTTGAAACTTATCAAATATATCAGGATAGTTTTGCTCTATCATTTTAGACAAAGCACTATCCTCGACATATTTAGTTTTAAAAGGAAATAAGTTTTCAGGTATATCTTTTTTTACCTGTGATAAAAAGTTTTGATCCCATGATCTAGTAACTTTATATTGCACTCGTAAGTCTTTAGGTATGATACCGTTCAGTTGAACTCGAGTAGATCCCCCAGAGTTAGAAAGTCGATTGACTTGTCCATGCACTTCCGGGTGCGAAGTAATAGCAAAATCAAGATCAGAACTTTGTTGTTTAAGTTCAGCTTGCTTTGCTAGATTCTTTTTCTTCTCTACCAAAAGCTGTGGTAGAGTAAGCTTAGAATAATCTTTCATAAGTTGCTCCTTTTTAAATACACTGTTTATATTACTCCTATAAAATACATTGTCAAGCTTATGTATAAAAAAAACTTTACTTATTGTAAATACTAATTTACTATTGTCTTAGGTATGAGTTGATGTAGCTTTCATTTTATTTATCTACTATATGCTACCCCCCTAATTAGCGTATTTTTTAACTCATACCTTCTGTTTTAGGAGAACTATGGAACTTAAAGACTACATAAAAAAACGAGGAGAGGATAATTTAGCAAAAGATTTAGGAGTATCAGTCGATACTATTAGATCTTGGAGATATGGCAACAGACAACCCTCAGTAAACCAAGCTAAAAAATTAATCAAGATGACAGGTTATGCCTTAGGTTGGGAAAATATATACGGGCCTGTTGAATAATGCCAATAGAAATAAAACCAAACTCTTTAGGGCAAGATATACAACAAGATGAACGTAAAGATATGCTTATGTCGTATCATGAAAATTATTTTCATCTGATACCATGTGGATCAAACACAGATATTATTCCAGAATATTTTAAAAGCAGACATCCTTTTGAAGATGATATTGTTTTACAAAAGCGTTGGTCTAAAACTCCAAGAGTAAAATGGGCTGACTATACAAAGAAACAACCAACACTGAATGAATTAAAACAATGGTATCTACAGTTCCCGGAATGTAATTGGGCTGCTATTACAGGCATAACATTTATAGTCCTTGATGCAGATACGCAAGAAGCCTGTGAGTTTTGTGAGTCAGGTCAGATAACAAGAACAATACTAAAACAGAAAACACCTAGAGGTGGCTATCATTATTTCTATGCAATCAATGATGATCTTAAAATCAGAAACACCACAGGCAAATTAGATATTAGAGGAGAGGGTGGTTATGTCATGGTTAGTCCTTCTACTAATTATAAGTTTGAAGTAGTCGAAGGAGCTGTATTAGATTCGCTTGATGATTTACCAACGCTGACAAGCCAAGACATGAATGTAATTTATGACTACAACAACACAGGCAAGATCAACACAGACAGCAAGACACCACTTACAACAGACGGTGTGCAAACAGGTATGCGTAATGATACTCTCGCCAGGTTAGTAGGCAGATGGATACTAGAGGGTTGGGGTATGCGTGAGGTTGTTATCAAAGCACTCGACTGGAATCAAACTAATACTCCACCTATGAGTGTGCAAGAAGTATTAAACACAACACAAAGTATTTGTGAAGGACACATTAGAAGAAATCCTAGCGAGGATAGTGGCATACAAAAATGGAACACAAGTCAGTGGCAAATACAACTGACAGATGATTTAAAAGAAATTATGGATCAAGAAGATCCTATCGAACAAGCAAAGAAAGAAAAAGTTATTGACACTGATCCACTCGGACTCAAAGCATTTAACGATCCTTTTTGGGATGCTATGGATTCAGAGAGGATTGAACAGTATTGGGGAGATGCTTTTGTATTTGAACAGTCAAGAGTATTGTTGCTTGGTAAACCAAAGATAGGTAAGTCACATTGGTTAGGTGCTTTTGCGGCAGCAGCTACGACAGGCACAGAGTTTATGGGTAGGTCTTTCTCAAGACCACTCAAAGTTATGTGGCTACAAGCAGAGATTATCCATGAGTTTTTAAAGAAAAGAATAGAAATGTATTACCAACCTTTTCATCATGATGCAGAACTATACAACATAGGCAAGTCAAACCTAATTGCATCAGGTAGATTAAGAAAGAACTTGATGAGAGATAATGATATAGATGCTATCGCAGACAGTATTGAATACCATAAGCCTGATTTGGTTATGATTGATCCTATCATTAATTTTTTTAGTGGCGAAGAAAACTCTAACTCAGAGATACACGAAATGTTATCAAGGGTAGATAAACTCATTGAACTATACAAGGTGGCAGTTATCATCGCACACCACACAGGTAAAGAAAGAGCAGATGATCTGTCGTTTATGTCAGCTAGAGGTGGTAGTGCCTTTGCAGGTTGGATGGATTCAGGTATCAAGCTGTCAGGCAAAAAACCAAACATAACTTTATTCTATGAAGCTCGTAATGCAAGAGAGCCTGAACAACACTTAGCATACTTTGATTTTGAAAGAGGACACTTCAGAGTGGTAGATGCACAAGACAGTCCAGATGAAGTAGAGATTGCAAGAGTGGTGGCATCAGCTATGAGCAAACAAAAGTTCTACTCAAGAAAAGAACTAGAACTACTAGCAAGACAAGCACTCAAAGAAAACGAACTAGCATCAGGCGAAAGAGCTGCTCGTTATGCAGTTAGCTATGTGCAAAAGTATCTAGGCGAGAGAGTCAAGAGTCACAATGTTCCAGGTAAGAACACATGGTATTACTTAGCAGACAATGAAATGAAAAGGCCATGGGATGAAGATTGACAAAGACTCTATGGAGGAGGCAGTCAATGATGTTGGCATTGGATTAGTATTGTCTTTTCCGATCAGCTATGGTTTGCTTAAGTTGTGTAGCTATCTTGAGGTTAGTCTTGTAGCTACATCAATCATACAAGTATCAGTGTTTACTTTGGTAGCAGTTGTTAGAAAGTATATGGTAAGAGTTTATTACAAGGAGAGAGAATGAAGATAGACATATACTTAGGAGATTGTCTTGATTCATTAAAAAAGCTAGAGGATCAAAGCATAAATACTTGTATAACAAGTCCACCATACTTTGCACTAAGAGATTATGGTGTTGAAGGACAGCTTGGTTTAGAAGAAACTCCCAAAGAATTTATAGATAACCTGGTCAATGTTTTTAAAGAAGTAAAGCGTGTTCTTCGTGATGATGGCACAGTATGGTTGAACATAGGCGATAGTTATGGAAATGAAAAACATTTACTCGGCATACCTTGGCGTGTGGCTTTTGCTATGCAAGATGATGATTGGATATTAAGGCAAGACATAATATGGAACAAACCCAACCCCATGCCCGAAAGTGTAAAAGATAGATGCACTAAAGCACATGAGTATATATTCTTATTTAGTAAAAGTAAGAAGTATTACTTTGATAACGAGGTGATTAAAGAAGAATCAGTGACGGTAAATTCTAAAGGAGAAATAGGTAAGCCCAACAGTGCAAAGAATGTAGGTAAGTCTGTTGAAGGCATAGATGGATTTGATGTAAGGAGTGGTTTTAAAGACATGGGTGCTTATGAAAAGAAAAACAAAAGATCAGTATGGACTGTAGCAACAAAGCCTTTTACTGAAGCTCACTTTGCAACCTTTCCTAAAGAATTAATACTTCCATGCGTATTAGCTGGTTGTCCTGAAGGAGGAACAGTATTAGATCCTTTTGCTGGTAGTGGGACAACAGGGATAGTAGCCAATCATAAAAACAGAAATGCAATATTATTAGAATTGAGTGAGGATTATATTAATATAGCAGTTAAAAGAATAAGAAAAGAAGTGGGAACATTGTTTTTAAATTTAAACATTATAAGGAGAAAAGATGAAAGTATTAAGTCTGTTTGACGGCATGAGTTGTGGCCGTATCGCACTCGATCAGCTTGGCATACCTGTAGAAAAATATTACGCAAGTGAAATAGATAAGTATGCAATACAAGTCAGTCAAGCAAACTATCCAGATATAGAACAAGTGGGCGATATATGTAATTTAGATCCGAAAGACTATCAAGATGTAGACTTGATGCTTGCAGGCAGTCCATGTCAAGGGTTTAGTTTTGCAGGTAAACAGTTGGC